GTGCTAAACGATACCAAAATAAAAGCCTTAAAAGCTAAAGACAAAAAATACTATATTGCTGATTTTGACAACCTACTTCTTTGTATTTATCCGAGCGGTAAGAAAACTTTTATATTTAATTATAAATGTCCTAAAACTTTAAGATACAAAAGAATAACTCTAGGGGAATACCCTACCCTCAATCTTGCTAACGCTAGAAAACAAAGAGATAATCTAAAAGTAAATTTAGCTGAAAATGACAGTATAAGAGAAAAGTATGAAATAACATTTAAAGAATTAGCGTTGGAAAAAATGGATCTTAAAAAACTTGAATTAAGCGAAAAAACCTACAAAAGCTATATGAGTTATTTACAAAGATTTGCTTTTGGAATTTATGGAGAAATTATATTAGATAAAATGCAAATCAAGGATATTTTAAAAAGTTTTGAAAAATTTAGAAAAGAAAATATAAGAGAAGGTGCCGATAAGTTCTTTACTCTTTTAAATGAAATTTTTAGACATGGTGTTATAAAAGAATATATTAAAAGTAACCCCATGGCAAATCTAAATAGAAAAGAATTGCTTATAAATAAAGCGAGTAAAAATCATGCCACCTTGTTGGAAACTAAAGAAATTAAAGCATTAATAGATAATATAATTGATTACAAGGGATATATTAGTGTAAAAATTGCAGCAATGTTTTCTTTATTAACTGCACAAAGAAGCTTTAGTATAAGAAGTGCAAAATGGGAAGATATTGATTTGGAAAATGGTATTTGGTATATACCGCAAGAAGATATGAAGATGAAAAGAGCGCATACTATACCTTTAAATTCTCAATGTGTATATATGCTTAAAAAATACAAAGAGATGAGTATTAATACGGGCTATTTATTTTATAGTTTAAGAAGTAAAAGTGAAATTATAAGCGATAACACAATTAGATCCATGTTTAGAAGAATGGGCTACTCTAATGATGATTTTACACCGCATGGCTTTCGTGCTATGTTTAGCACCCTAGCCCATGAAAATAGAAATAAACACCAAATGAGTAGCGATATTATAGAATTGTGTTTAGCGCATGTAGAAAAAAATAAGATTAAATCTGCATATAATCATGCTTTAAATTTGAAGGAAAAAGCTATCCTTATGCAGTGGTGGGGAGATTATCTTGATGAGATTGCTGATCTAAATCAACAAGTCCGAAATATTTTTTTATAAAATTTTCAATATCTTGTTTAGGATACAATCCCGAACAATTTCTATGTTGTTTAAACTCTCTAAATTTACCTTGTTTGGCGTATTTGTGAACTATAGGCTCTTTTACTTTTAAAAGATTTGCAACTTCTTTTCTTGTGTAGTAATCTCCGATATCTAATCTAATCATTTTCAACTCCCAATCTTTTGTCTATAATTTCAAAAATAGTATCCTTGTAATAACCCCAAAGCCATTTTTGCTCCTCATCTTCTATATTATCGACACTTGTGTTGCGCCATTCTTTTATTGTTTTAGTGTCGCACCCTAAATTCATCATGGTTTTTGTAAAAGTCATAACATAGGTATCAACGACAACACTAAAGATATTTTTCATATCTCCTATACAGTCCCTAAGATCTACATTTTCAAATATACAATTTTCAAATTCTGTTCTTAGAAAATTACAAAAATGGAAACTTGCTCCACTAAAATCGCAATCTATAAAAGATGCATTCTTGCTTGAAATATCATTTAAATTAGCGTTTTTAAAACTAGCACCATTTATAAATACATTATCAAAATCCAAACCACTTAAATTTAGATTTTCTAAGTTTGCATCATTTAAAGAAATACCTTCTAAAATGCAATACTCAACTAATTCTTTTTCACTTTTTCTATCATCTTCGATAATGATAGTTTCATCAAGTCTTTTTAAAATTCCCATTTTCATCTCCTTAGTATTTTTTTCCATTTTTCTTCGTATTCATCATAATTTTGCCAATACTTAAGCTCTTTTTCTAATTTATTTAAAACAGCTTCAAAAACAGTATCTTTTCCTATTTTTTCGGCAACTAAACTCATTTCCCATTCTTTCATGCAAAGAATGCCATAATCACGAGCAAGTATTTTTCTAAGTTCAAGTAGTTCTTTTTGACTGAGTTTTCTTTTAAAACTCAACTCCTTTTTGTGTTCTAAATCATACTTTAAAGCTTTAATCTCATTTTCATACTTTTGCTTTTGCTGTTTAAGTTGGGATTTGTAGCCTAAGCTCTGGCGAAAAGCTAGTTTTTGCATTTGTTCAGCTTCTATGTTTTTTAAGCGTTTTTCACATTCTATAAAATAACGCCTTGCTTGTCTTCCCTTTTCGTTGTTTTCAACCATGCAAAGCTCTTTAGCCATATCTAAGGTTATATAGTATTCTTTGCGTGGGCGACCTTTGGTATAAACAAGTTCTATAGCGTAGTCTTGGTTTTCAATGAAGTCGTAATTTTCAATTCTTTCGTTTATCCAATTTGCAAATTGTCTCTTAGCATCAATAAAAAAATGCAAATCTCTAGCTAAAATTTGATTGTTGTGTCTAAGCGGGATTAAATTTGTCATATCATTTCCTTGTCACAATAAATTCATTTATAAATCAAATTATACATAAAACAATATCACTTGTCAATATAAAAGAATATAAAATGATAAGAAATTGATATGTATCTTTTTAACAAATTTGTTAAAAAGTTTTACAAATCTTTTAAATCTTTTGTAATAAGAAAAATAATATATTGTGTAAGCGGCAAACCAACTTCATCGGCTTTTTTTTGTAACTCACCTTTTTGCTTATTACTAAGCCTTATCTGCACGATATTACTTCCCTTACTTTCTTTTTCTATTGCAGAAAAATGCAAATCAAATATATATTTATAGCTATTTTTAAGCCATTCTATCCACATACCCACAGATTTTCTATTAAAAAACAAATTATCACTTTTTTCTAACTGCCACTCTTTATATATGCTATGCATTTGTTCATAAGCATTTGTTTCTTGCATATCTATTTTTAAGCCATAATATAATAAAAGTTCATCAATTTCTTCTTTGAATTTTTTTTCTGACACAATCAATGTTGGTCTTAGATACTTTATAATCTTAGAAGATAATTCATTTACTATATTATCCGATGGTTCTTTTTTTGTTCTTCCCAAAAAACTATCTTTTATACTATATAAAAAGTTAAGGGCTTGTAGCATTTGTTCTTGATTAAGTCCAAATTTATCATTTACTATATCTATACTTTCTGCTATAACACCTTCATCACCTGCGGAAGTTTCATCTTTAAAAATTTCTTTTCTATATTTTTCTAAGTTTTCCATTATTTCTCCTTTATTTAAAACATAAATTTAAGGCTCATTTCTAAAGCCCTATTTACAATACTTCTTATAAGCTCATCTCTTCCTGTACTTAAAGCTTTTCTAAGTTGCACTCCTAAGCCATCTTGTTTTAAAAGCTCTAAGGCTTTCGGTTTTAAAATAGCTTTTTTAACTTTTCCGCTTTCTAAATCCATACTCTCAAAATCCAAAAAATGATTATTTTTTAGGTAATTTATCGTATGATAAGCGTTTAATTGATGTGTTAAAAACTCTTCATATTCTAGTTTTGGGATAAAATCAAAAAAGTTAAAATCGCTTGGAATAGGAAAGGTACTATAAAGTTCTCCCAAAGTTTTTGCCGTATAGCTTTCAAAAAGCTCAATATTTTCACTCATTTAAATCCCCATTTATTGCAAAGCAAATTTAAATCCGTATTTGTCTTTAAAAGTTCATCAAAATAAAGCTCTAGTTTATCAATATAAAGTCTAGCACCTTTTAAATCATCATTTTGTATATTTTTAATTGCTAGATTTTTACTATCTTTGATAAGTCTTTGAAGCTCATCTTTTTTATCTTTAAGCTCAGTTAAACGACCTCTTGCGTAAGTAATTGTTTCTTCTTGCATTTTAATCCTTTATTTTATGCAAAACTCGATTAAATCATCGATATCTTTTAAATCATTTTTAGAAAAGTATAAATAAGCTTTTGGACTTAATAAAGTGTCCATAAAACCCATTTTATTTTCTTTTTCATATTTTAAAACTTTGCATTCTTTCAAAAAATAAATGCAAGAAACAAAATCTATTTTATAAATTTCACATTCTTTAATAAAATCATCATAAAAAAGTATACTTTTGTTAGGAAATTCATTTAAAAGTTTTGTTATAAGTTCTTTTGATAAAGCTTTAAAGCCACCTATATTTTGCATATTTACTCCTTATTTAAATAAATTTTTTTCTTGTGTATAACTTGGCTCAATAATGCCTTTGATATCTTCTAAAAAATATTCATTTTCTAAAACTTCCAAATCTTTGCTAATATAGGTTTTAGAAATTAAAACGCCTTTTATCTTATCCCCGTAAGATAGTTTTATACTTCTGTCTTTGAGTTTGTTTTTAAAATTTTCATCATTGATTTTAACTTTTATAACCTTGTCGTTAATAATTTCCCATTTACTTTCTCCGGTTAAATCTGGCTTTTTTATTATAAACGCACCTTGCATTTTACTTATTTGCTCCTTAACTCCATCAGCTGTTTTTGGGTTATAATCAAATGTTTCACTTATTCCATATACTTTTTCTTCAAATATTATCATAGGTTTATGTTTAAACTCCTTTGCTTTATGTGTTAGATCTGATACACAGGTTAATAGATTGGTTTCATTATTGTTGTATCCAAAATCTTTTAAGTCGCTTTTTTCTATAATGTTTTTATATTCTTTTGGAATATCTTGGCATTTTTTATCTTGTATTTTCTCTAAAATCATTTTTTTAGATTTTATAAGCAAATCAGCAAGTAATTCTCTCGGATTGCTAATATAATGTTTTATATCATCATCGCTTATTTTGTTAAGTTTTTCAGCAATCCATATTCTTATAGAGCCTTTTTCTATAGATTTAATTTGAATATTTATATCAATTTCTATACCAAAAACAGATACTAATGAATTATTCAACTTATCAATACTTAGTAAAAAATCTGTAATTTTTTGGAAAAATAATGTAGCATTTTCTTCATTAAAATATTCAAATCTTAACTCATAAGTTTGCTCTGACATATATTTCTTTCTTTATTAATAATTATTCTTTTATTATTTTATCAAAATTTTACTTAAGCAAATAGACTTCTTTCTATATGTTTAAACATAATTTCATTAGCACTTTTAAAAAAGTCTTTTTTAATCTCAAAGCCATAAGCTTTGCGGTTTAAATTTGTAGCTGCTAAAAGAGTGCTACCACTTCCAGCACATGGATCTATAACAACATCGCCTGCATCTGTAAAAATAGTGATTAATCTTTCTAGCAATTTAACAGGCTTTTGTGTGGGATGTACTTTAGGAATACCTTCATCTTTTTGCCAATCCATGCAGTTATAAATCATCTTTCCATCATTGTTAAATTTTGGAAGTTTTTCACGATATAAGATTAAAGCATATTCACAATTTCCAACTATTTTCATATTTGCTTTTAAAACTTGAGATGAGCTTTGTTTTCTAAAAACTAAATTTATATAATGATTAAAGCCATATTTTTTAGCTACTTCAATTAACATTGCTTGTTGTTCAAAAGAGCAAAAAACAATCATACAAGGACTTTTACCGCATTCTTTAGGTTCTTTTATAAGCATTTTTGAGCAAAAGTGCATAAATTCGCTAACTTTAAAATCATTATCTGTATCAAAAAATGCCTTGTTTGCTTTTTTACTTTTTCCATTTTTATTATCCCCATTTATATACCATTCAGGAGATGAAGCATAAGCATTGTTTCTTAGATTATAAGGAATATCAGCTATTACAAGCTGTGCTTTTGGTATATTATATCTTTTAAAATTTTGAAAATGGTCGTTATATAAATTTAGTTTCATTTTTACTCCTCAGCTCTCTCGCATTCAGTGTTTATTTCTTTTAAAGTTTTCCCAGATTTGTCTTCATATATTATTGTTATCCTATAACTATACTCTCCATTTTGTTCCGAGTAACAAGGAATAAAGAATGTTCTGTTTTTATCTCCAAATCTGAAACCATAATCATTTGGCATCAGTTGAAAACTTTCTTCATCAAAGTCATAATTTAACGCTGATGGTTCTAATTGATCCCACTCTGCGTAATTGTATTCACAACAACTTTGACTATAAGTGTCCCACAATGAGTTGCCATTGTTGAACACAATTCCTTCATCATTTCCATATTTAATTATTTTCATCTTCATCCTTTCAATAATTCTTTATTTTCGTGTATATTGCCTACGACATATACATCTTCAATTGTTTTATTATTTTTATGTCTACGAAGGTCAAATAAGTACCCACCATCTCCATTAGATAATTTAGAACACAATCCCAACTCCATATCAAAACAAATAATTTCATAAAATATTTCTGAATTTTTTTCATTAGTAAATACTAAGCATTCTATAATATCTCCTATATAGATTTTATTACCTTTGTAATCATAGTAGCCTGTAAATAACTCTATCTCTAAATCATTCTTATTCTTTACAAACTCTACTTCATTAATTCTGTCAGTTTCAGTAAATGTGGTTCCTGCTTCTACAGGAGATTTGTCATATTTATGAAGTTCTATTTTATTAAGATATCTCTTTTTCAGTATTATCCCAAATTCTAAAATCAAAGTCTTTTAGTTTCATTTTTATTCCTTAAAAATTTTTCAACATCTTCAAAAGCTTTCACAATAAGCTTTTTTTCATGAAAGTAATTTCTTCCGCTTGGCTTACTTTTGTAAATTTTGTAAGCCTTTCTGAGTTCTTTTTTACTTATGTGATTTTTATAATTTATTTTTTCAATTGCAATCCCATTGCTTCTTAAAAAATGATAAAAGCAACTTCTCCTCTCGCTAAATGGAACGATTTTTACAATTTCAAGATAATTAGAACGGCAAACTTTCATCATCATCTCCTATTTCGATATATTTTTCATTGTTATTGTTTTTTACTTCATTTCCATAAGGATTATAGCTTTGATTTTCTTTTGGAATAAATGATTTATTATTGTCGTTATTTAAAGATTTATGCCTTGCTTTAAAAGATTTTATAGATAAAGGCTCTTTATTATTTTGAAACTCATCCATGCTTTGCATTTTTTCATTAAAAATTCTATCAAGAAAGATTTTGTTAGCAAGTTCTCCATTTTTACTTAAATATTCTTCTGTTCCAAAACCTAAAACTAAAAGTTTATTAACTAAAGAATTTAGATAAATAACTTCAGTCTGCACCCCAAAAACATTCTCATTTCCCTTTTCGCTAAAATCAAGTTCATCAATTCCAAAGAATTTCATAATAGCATTTAATTGTCTAAATCCTAAATAATTTTCTTTTTCTCCATTTTTATTGATATAGCTAAAATCGTTATTTTTAGCTACAAAAAGATTAAAAATAGCTAGTTTTTGCTCTTTTCTGGTTAAAAATTCAAAACAAATAAAAGTATTATTGCTTCCATCGCTTGCCAATTTATCATATAAAAAGGCTTTGCGGAAAACTCCGCTATAAAGCCCACCTTCACTTAAATACTCTACGCTTGGCGAATAATTTGCCACTTCAAAACTTGCCTTAAATGCTGGTAACATTATAATTCTCCTTTTAATTGTGTTAAAAATTCATCTTTATTACTTAGAACTTCTTGTATTTTTTCACTTGTAAATAAAGAATGTTTTTTTATAAAATTGTTTTGCTCTTGGGTGTTTAAACCATTATCACTCATAAATTTTCTAAGTTCAGCACCTAAAGCTTTTATCTCTTTTGCTTTATTTTCTATAGCTTTTTCATCACTACCCCAAACTTTTAAATCTTCATTTGGATTTAAAAATCGCTTTTCCTTTATTGTTTCTAATTCACTCTCATCAAGCATTCCAAGTCCGCAAATACTTAAGGTTACACGCCTTTTTGCTTTTGTGATAGCTTTCATTATTGCGTTTGCTAAATTATCGCCACCTAAATTTTTAATATTTAAAGCACCTGTATCGCAATCAGTTCTTCCATCTGGTGTTGCTGCGTAGGCTGTAACCATATAAATATCGCCAACTTGTGCCACTTCTGTTTTTGTAATACTTACTTTTCTTATTTGTCTTAGCTGATCTGTTGCTGATTTATTTGCATATAAAGTAAGTTTGCCATTTAATACTATGTATTCAAAAGGCTTTGTAAGCATGTTTAAGTTTAAACTTTCACAAAGATTTTTAACATAACTCGCTCGTTCTACATCACTAAGTTTTGATAAATCACCTTTTACCAAAGCCAACTCATAAGGATTAAAATTTATTTCTAATTTATTTTCTTCTTTTAATACAACTTCATTACTCATTTTATGCTCCTTTTTTGATTTTTAAACACATTGAAGTACTTTCCTTATAAAATTCTTTAGGCACAGTAATATTTTTTTGCTCTAAAAAGCCCTTATAATCAATTGTAGTTCTACTTTGCGGATAAATTGTAATATCCAAACATCTTGCTTTTTCTCCATTTGCTAAGGCTATGAGTTCTTTTTTAAGACTTTCTAGCTTTTCCTTAATAGGTTTAATCGTGTTTTCAAGTCTTATAATTTCAATCGTTAGATTTTTTGCTTTAGTATCTTCAAGCTCTTTATAATCGCTTTTTTGATCTATGATATAATCTAATATAAATTGCTTTATATTTTTAACCAACCATTCTTGATAAGCTTCATCTCTTAAAACTTCGCACTCTACAATCTCTTCTTCTTTGTTCATAGCTACAAATATACATTTTTCTTTACCACTGATATAGAGTTGAAATTGCACTTGAGCGTAATATTTATCACTTGGCTTTTTATTTCTTTTGATAAAATCATACTCATCTTGCGAGTATTTAAACTCATAAATAATTCCATTTTCATCTATTCCATCTAAACTTGCTATAAACATTTCATTTTCTAGACTTTGCAAAACTACAGGAGTGATACTCACAGAATGTAAAAATTCAACCCTAGCTCTAATCAAAGGCTCATATTCATTGCCTCTTCTCATGGCTTCATTTTGATAGACTTCTTTAAGTCCCAAGATGATATCTCTTGCTTCTTCTTTGGAATTAAAAGCACCTTTGATACCTACGCAAGATGCTACCATCGATGCACCTATTTTTCCTTTTCTAAAATTTAACCATTCCACACTACCCTGCTCTAAATCAATTATTTTATACTGCATGATTAATTCCTTCTAATAATAAATTTGCGATTTTAATTTGTCCTTTGCCTGTGATTTTCGTTGTGCTTACTAATCTATCTCCATTTATTGTGCTGATAGTTGTTTCACTTACTTTAAAAAGCCCTTGTTCTATGCATTTTTGATAAGGCTTATTATCACTCATTAAAAAGCCATTATCCCTTAAAAAAGCAAAAAGTCTTTTTTCTCCGATTTCAATTTTATTTTTTTCATAAAGTATTTTTGCGAAATCTCTTATTAAAATAGCATCATTAGTATCTTTTATACGATTTGCAAAGTGAATAAGTGGTGCGTTTTCTTTGGCTTCATTTTTTAAATTTACATTTTCAATTTGAAGCTTTTCATTTCTCTCTAAAAGTTCTAATTGCATTTGCAAACTTTCTTTTAATGAAAGCGGTTTATAACTTTGTTTTTTAAGCTCATTTTCTAAGTATTCTAATCTATCGATTATCTTTGCTCTTAGCTCAACACTATATCCACTCACTAAAATCAATACTTCTCTTTTTGGTAAGCGGTAACACTTGTAAGATTGCTTATTTTGTGTGTTTTGGTAGGTGTCTTCAAATTTGAAGACACCCCCTTCAACCACTTTTTCTAAGTAAGTTTCTATATCTCTTATAACATTAAAATGCTCCTTGCCTGTAAGCTCTGCTATTTCCAAGGAAGTTAAGCTTATTTCTTTATTTTCATCTTTTTTAAAAAGTTCTAAATTCACTTTTCATCTCCTTTTAATAATTTTAAAATTTTTTTATCTCTAGCCTTGTTATTTTGAATATAATTATCAAGGCAACAAAATATATTGAAAGCAAATTCCAATACTTCAAAATTAGTCAAATCTTTTTTACCTTTAGTTGCTTTTGTTAAACATTCTAAAAACTTTTCTTCTTGGCTCATTGGTATCCTTTTGTAATTTTTTGTATTCTTAAGAATTACAAAATTATATAAAATTATTTTTGTATTGTCAAGTAATACAATGTATGCTTTACAAAAAATAACTTTTTTAGTAAAATTACAATAAAATACAAAAAAGGGAAACATTGGAAGAGAAACAAAAGACCAATAAATCAGAAATAATATCGATAAGGCTTGATACTGTAACAAAAAACAAACTCGCCTATATATGCGAACTTGAGTATCGCCCTATGGCTTTACAAATAAGAAAAATCATTGAAGATTATATTAATACCTATGAAAGCGAAAATTCATTATGGCAAAAAGGTGATTACCCTAATTAGTTTTATTTTTATTCTTAACATAATCGCTTAAAATTTTAACTATTTGAGTTGCTAAAGGGCGGTATTCTTTATCTGCTATTTTTTGCAACTCTTCTTTTAATTCTAATGGAATTCTTATACTTAGCGGTTTTGTTTGTCTTTTCATAATTCTTTATCCTTTAATCTTTTTACTTCTTTAATAGCTTTATCATCATTTTTAAAAACGCCTATAAGCCCTAAAGCATCAAGTATTTTTATACGAAAATTACTAAGTTCTACATTGATTTTAATTTCTTCTTCAAATTTTAATGACATTTCATTTATAGCAGTATCTTTTAATGCTATTACACCTTTTAGCCTTTGAACTTCTTTTTCTAAGTTTCTGATTTTTTCATTCTTTTTAAATATCAAGAACATAGTTTTGACCTTTCTTTTGCATAAAGAAGCTCATAAATTTTATTTTGCAAAGAGCTAATTTCTTTTATATTTTTCATATTTGCTTCTATTTGGTCTTTTAACTCTTTTAAAAGTTCTATTTTTTCATTTTCAAGATTAGAAATTTCAGTTTTTAAAGATTTATTTTCATCTTTTAAAGACTTATTTAGCTTCATTTCTTTTCTATATTCATCTTTGCTAAGTTTAATGATGACTTGTTCTTTTGTGTGATAAGCTTTCATTTTTTCTCCTTTTAGATTAATGCTTAAAAGGAGCAACTGAGTTCTTTATTAAAAAGGAAAATAAAAACTAAAAAACAAAAAAGACAAATTCTCATGAATGTAAAATAAGTAGTTTTAAAGTTGCCCCATTTAAGCATTAAAGGAGCTTAAGAAAAGCCGAGTAAATCCGCAAGTCTCGGCATTGTATAATCGTTTAAGTTTATGCTAAGCGGATTTAGTTAAAATTTATCTGTGTTAAAAAATATTAGAGTTTTATAAGCTCTCTAATTAGCTCTAAGATTAAGATTAAAATTGTTAAAATTTTATCCCACATTTTAGAGCCTCCTTTCTCAACACCGAGACAAGTTAGCCACTTAAACTTTATAATTATACTTTCTTTTTCTTAAACCCTTAGTTTTCTGTCGTTTTTAAAGTGCAAGAAAACCTTTGAAAAATAGCACTATAAACAATAATAACGAGCCAAGTTTATGGATAACTCGCTAACCCTTCCGCTATTCAAAACCATCAACACGATAGCAAAGCTTAATTTCCAAGCGGTCAAAAGCTTAAGAAAGTTCTTTAATAAAAAGAACTTGTTAAACTTTTAATAAAGCTTTTCGTATTTCTTCTCAAATTTCCTTACTTTTTCCAATAAATCATAGGTATCGTTAATAAACTCATCTCCATAGGCTTGCAAAGAAGCTGCAATATCTTCATCATCTTCCAAGCTTACTTCTAAAATATTTTTAAATTCTTGCAAAGAGTTAAAAATATCCGCAAAGTTTTCTCTGCTCTCTAATTCATCTTTAACTAATTCTCTTGCGTAGTTAGAAATTCTTTTTTCTTCTCTATCAAAATAAAGATCTGTAAAACTCATTTTTTATCCTTTTTGTTTTGTTGATAAAAGTATATAATAAAGAAACTTAATTAAAATTTAATTTAGTATATTAATTAGAAACTTTTTTAAAAAATATTTGTGGTATAATTTTTAAGAATAAATAAAAACAAAAAATAATAATGAAAGCTAGGATTATGAATTCAATTATAAAATTTTTTTTAGCGATACTGTGTATTGGATGTGTCAATTATCTTTTAATATATTATAATAGCGATGGATATTTTAATTCATCATATAAAGAAACTATACTTTTTATAGATGTAATTTTTACTTGGGCATTTTGCTTTATTTTTATTTATGCAATATTTTATACAATTAAAAAAATTTATTACGGAAATGATAAATGTAAAAACTTTATTTTTGATTCTGCTATTGCTATAATAGTAATAACAGTAATAACTAAAATTTTATTAATTTCATTTTTAAGAAGCTTAAATGTATATGGTGTTGATGTGATTTTAGTAATGATGGGTATTGCTGTGGGAATATATGCTTATGTATTTGCTTTGACTGTGTTATTAAGATTGACATTTAAAGGAATTGAAGTTAATTATCCCGTAAGCAATAGCTCTGTAATAAGACTTTTAAAAGTTTTGCATATAGCTTGTTTAGTTGCTGATTTGACAATTATTGGAGCTTTTTTTGGAATCCCTATATTTTTAGCATTGTGGATTTTTCAGTATATTTTTGCAAATGAAAAAAATCCTTTTTTTGTATTTAAAAAATACAATCCTAAGCCATATCAAGAAGAAGATATTATAGATGTTGAAGTTGAAGATGAAAAACCAAAAAAATCCTTAAAAACATTTTTAGAAAATTGGAAGGATTAATGCGATGGATATAAAAGGTTGATGGGGTATTGAGAGTAAACAATTATTTGATTTATGGTTTTATTTGCTAATTGTTTGAGTATTTGGATCATATTTAAGTCTTAAAGCGCCGCTTGAAGTGAATAATGGCAACTTAAAGTTTTTCTTTCGAAATCGAGATATATTCTTCTGTAATATAGTTTTTACTTCCGGGTTTCCAGTATGTGTTATGGCCGCATATCGTTTTTCAAATTTCTCATTAAGAAAATCACGTGTAGTTAATATTTGTTCAATAGCTTGTTTTATATCTTCACCTTTTAGTTCTATGTATATAATTATTTTCTTTAAGTCGGTTGTGGTAGCAAGATAATCACATCTTGTGGCTTTATTTTCTATTTTGTTGGTATCTTTTGTATCAATTAAAATTTTATAAAATTTCTCTCCATTGCAACGCAATTCTAGTTTTACATTTTGCTCACATGTTAATATCTTATCATACTCTTGTTGATTTGACTCTATAAATTTATCAATCATTATCCAACTCCGCTATTTTGTAAAAATCATCCATTATTTCACCTGATATGGTGTCTATATATTCAGCATCAATTAATTTTGTTTCTTTGTCTATAATTGATTTAGCTTTTCCATTTTCTAATTTATAGGCTACCAAGTCTTTATAATCTATAATATTTTTTTTATCAATTATTTTATAAATATCATCTTTTTTATTATCTTGTAGTTTTTGCTCAACCATTGAAGCATATAAAATATTATTCAATGATGTTAATATATATGGGCTATGGGTTGAAAACATAATATTTGGCTTATTTTTTGCATTCCTAAGACTTGCGAGATAATAAGCCATATTCATTTGATTAATTGGAAATAAATTTGATTCAGGCTCTTCTATAAAAATATCTAAAGTTGGTTTGTTTTTTTCAGATAATAGAGTTTCAATAAGTTTAATTCTTTTAATTACATTATTTTCAGTGAATCTGCCTTTAGTGCTTATTGATTTTTTAAGATCGAATATTATATTTTCAATAGCGATTTTGTCTAAACTTTTCTTTTTAATATCATATAGATGTGCAAAATAACTACTTATTGTTTCCATTATACTAGTGCTTTTTTCACCAGAACTTGATTGCTCAAAAGGTATTTTTATGTCATTGTGAATTAAATAGTACTTGATAAACCCAGCTTCATTTTCAGCTGTTAATGTCGTATTTTCCATAGTCTTTAATTTAAAATACTTTACTTCATTAATGCTTTCTATAAAATTTGCTATCATATCATTTGTATGGTAGGATGCTTTAATTTCTCTTTGTCTAGGAATTGCAAGTAGTTCAGGTAAAAAATTTCTAACATCATTTATAAATACTATTTTTCCAATTAACTGTTCTGTTTTTATATGTTCTTGATATAAAGTTATATTTTTACCTTTTATTTCTATTAAAGGCTTATCATCTACAAGTGCAATCTCTGTGTTATGATTAATATAAATATCTAGCATAGACTCTTTAAGATAATTCATAAATTCTTTTTGATTTATATTGTTAAATAACTTTGCCTCATGGAAAGATTTTATTTGCTCTTGTTTATATAACCATTTAAGCAGACTAATAGTTCTTAAAAGAACACTCTTTCCACTACTGCTTTTTCCTATAAACACCATAAACGGTTTTAAAGATATTGTTGCTTCTTGTATAGGTCCTAAATTTTTAATTATTATTTTTTGCATTAAGTATTACCTTGTTAAAATATTTACAATTATATCTTATTAAAAATAAAGAAAGGTATTTTTAAAATAAATTTTTACCACAATCAACCTGATAACTTTTTTATACTCTTACCAACTTGCAAGTAGCTTCGCTTGGCTTGTATTGTGTATAATCAGCTAAGGCTAGAGTTGCTAGCAGTGGTAAGATTATAAGTTTTTTCATTTTGTTTAACTCGTTATTTAATCATCTATTTTAAGGTTTTATTTTATAACCATAACTCATCTAAGTCATATTTTGGATAAATTACACTATATCCTATTTCATAATGCTCGAAATCTTTTTTATTAACACACAAATGAGTACTTGGATTGACCCAAACACTCATAATTTTATTTTGTTTGATTAATTCTTTAAAAGCAAATTTTAAATCTTTATCATCTATATCAAGTCTTTGTTCTAGCATTATAAAATCACTTTCACTAACAATATTGCCATTTTGTTTGATTAATTCTAATAATTTATTTTCTACTAATTTCATTTTTTAAATCAATTATACTTTTTGATATCTCTATTATATCGTCTAAATCTGTATCGTAATTTTTAATAAAAACACTTCCATTTATTTTTAAAATAAAATTATAGCGAATAAATATTTTATCTTTTTTAAAACACAAGTTAATTCCTACATCTTTCAATGCATCAATAAAATTCTTAGGAAAACCTACGACAAAATAATCTATTAATTCCATCTTATTAAATTTTTCTTTTCTTATGATACTATGAATTGTTAAATCATCAATCGTATTGTTGTTATCTATTTTGTTATTTTTGCTAATTTTTTCATTATTGGAACTTAACTTACAATTTGTAGATAGATATTGATTGCTCGTAGAGTGAGAAGAGTAGAAAATCATACTTTTATATTGATTTAAATTAAAATTCTTTTTTAAATTTTTATTTCCTATAAATACACTAAAAATTTCTTTAATATCATTATGTGTAATACAAATACTTCCATCTATTCCGTTTTTCTTTATTTGTTTTAAGGCTTGTGTTGGAGATAAACTGCTATTGTTTAAATGTTTTTTTATACAACAAACATAGTAACACTCTTTATAATTAAAATAATATTCAATTGCATCTGTAAATAGATTATGTTTATTGTTAGGGAAAATAAAACTATTAATTTGATCTAGTTCAAATAGTCCTTTCACTTTATAGATAATTAATTCAAATTTTCCTTGACTAAAAACATCTTTTAAAATTTCATATTGATCTGTATCATTTTTTTTATTTAATTCTTGACTAATTAATTCTAATATAATTGTTCTATTTTTATTTTCAATGTTTATATTTAAAATTGAAGCTAATTTTTTAATATCATCTATAAAAAGTCTATTTAATTGTTCTATCATTTATTCTCCTTATTTTTATTATCTTAAAACTATTTAAATTTTTCATCATCCCACCACTTCTATAAAATTTTTAAAGGTTTCAATCGCCATTTTTGATACTACAGCACCTAAGATCTCACATTGTTCGAATTCGCTATTATCTACTTTTTTATCCTCGTATTTTTTGTTTTCAGAAACTAAAAAAATATAATCTGCAAAAGGTTCTTTTTTAATTTTTTTGCAAAATAAATCATCATTTTTTCTAAAAATAACAATATCTGCATTTGAAATAGCCCCAAGTGAATTTTTACTTCTATCTATAATAATAAAATCTCCATTAGATAAAATAGGCTCCATGCTATCGCCATTAATTTTTATAATATCATAACTCTTCTTTATAGGTATATCTAAAATTTCTTTTAGAAAATTTTCATCAACTGAAACTATTTTAACTTCTTCACTTTGAGATGATGTTCCAAGTCCTGCACTTGCATAAATATCTGGAAAATATCTGAAGTTAATTTGATTATCATTTCTAAAAACATCTTGCAATATCACTTCGTTAAAAGGAATATCTAATGCATTGCATAAAATTTTTATATATTGTGGTTTAGGTTTTGTTTTATTATCTTCTTTAGACATCAACCATTTTTTTATTGTTGCTTCTGAGCTTTCTATGCCATTTTTATATAAAATTTCCATCAAATCTTGATATGTAACTTTTTTATCTCTATTTTTTAAATAAAATTTAAATTTTTCAGTATCAAAATGAAAATCGAATATATCTCCATTTCTTCCCATATTCTCTCCTTTTTTAGTATAAAAATTATACACTTTTTTCAAGCAAATAATGTTCCATAATTAGAAACATAATTAAATATTTATTAAGTTTCTTTATTTTATACTTTCGTTATGAAAAAAATAGATTTTTTTGATTTTACAAAAATATTGAGTAATCACTATACGGTTATTAGTGTTAAAAAGATTAGAACAAATAAATCACGCCCAAGCTTTAAAAAACAAATAGAGTTTAAAAAACTCTATGGAATACCTCATGAATTTTGGGTGGATGTTCGTAGCAATCTTATAAACATACCTAAGCGTGGGAGAAAGCGAAAGGATAGAGAATGAAAATGATTGAGCTAAAGGTTAAGATGCCTGATGAGTATTTTGAACTTTTACAAAGTGTGGCAAATGATGGCGGATTTAATAGTATTAATGAGCTTATTACGGATAGGATTGCTCATTTTTTAAAATTTGAAAAATACTATAGAGAACTAGGTAAAAAGGATATTCTAAGCCTTGATAAGACTTAGATTTCTCCTAAGTAATTTGGAGTTTGGGTAGAGTATGGTTTAGGTTGTGCAGCTTGTTCTAGCTGTTTTATCCTGTTTTCTAACTCTTCGATTTTTTCCATAAGATAAGGGATGTTTTTTAACAAGTTTAAATCTTTGTCATCCATTTTGATAAGTCCTTTTCTTGATTGGGTGCAAAAAAATTATAGCAAAGGACTTTTTAAAACGGATTAAGGAATGAAATGCTTGAGAGATTGATTGAGATTATAGGATTATTTATTTTTACTTTGATGATGTTGCATTTTAGACTGTTTCTAGTGGCTGGTATTTCGGCTGGGATTTTAATATCTTGCATTTATCATTATCTAAAACGCATTTTTTATCACGGTAGTAAGGACAAATAATGTATTTAAATTTATCTTTTTTAAAAACCATTTCAAAAGGAGTTTTTTTTGTAACTAATTTATATCCTAAGTTAGGATATAGTCTTTTTGTCAAATCGTTTTCTAGCTTCATATCTTTAATACAAACTCTTTTTAGTTTTTGTTTTTTAGTTAAATATAAAAACAAAGGACGGATACTTAAACCAAATAAAACACCTATTAAAAAATATAACAAATTTTCTAAAGTGGCGGTTTTTAGCATTTCGGATAAGAAAGAATTAAACATAAAAAACCTTTTTAATTTAAATTATAACATAAAGGAGAGTTGGTGATACCAAATTTTATAGCAAGTTTTGATGTAGCTTTGGGGCGTAAAAGCCTAAGAGAGAGAAAAGGCTATTTGAAATTATCAAACACTATAGCTTATGGAGGACTTAGTGTTGATGCTCTGGCATTGTATATTCAATTAGCAAAGCTTAGTGAAAAAACGATTGTAAGTGAAATCTATCTAAGAGAGTTTATAAAAGTTAAAAATAATCAAAGAATGAGTTTAAATAGATTAAGAATTGCCAAAAAAGAATTAATCGAGCTTAGGCTTTTAGAAATTAAAAAGGTTAGAAATGGATCTTTAAATTTTTATGAGTGGATTTTAAAAGATGAAAATTATCAAGTCAAAAAGCATTTTAACAAATCTTTATCTTTGCTTAAAAACAGTGATGAAAAGCTAAGCAAAACTCTTAAAAATAATGCTTCATCAATCGACAGAAAATTAACCACTGAAAACGAAAAAAATCAAAAATCCCTATATATAGAAACACGCACGCACGCACGCGATAATAAATTTATAAATAATATAAATATTAATAATAATAAATTTATAAAAAAAGAGAATTTAGAAAATTTAAAAAATAATCAAGAAAAGAAAGAACGCGTTTTTAATCAAAACGCCTCTTTTGTAGTGAGCTTTTTAAAACTTGATGAAAAGGAATGTGAAAAAATGGCAAAAAAAGAATTTAAAGTCCCAAATGCTAATGAGCTTATGAGACAAATAATAGCTTTTAATGAGAAAAATGGCACAAACTTTGGTGAAGAGTTGGCTAATGATTTTATAGGCTATTGGGATGCTAGGGAATGGAAAAGAAATGGAAAAAGAATGTCAAGTGTGGCAGGAAGTCTTTATACATGGCTTAAATACGCTAAAGAAAATGAAGCAAGAAAAAATCAGCGTTTTAACAGAAAAAAAGAAGCTAATCCTAGTGTGGTTGATAGCTTGATGGAGTATTACGGAATGAAAGATGAGAACAAAAACAAGCCCTTAGGATGCTTTTAAGGAGTAAAAAATGCAAGAAAAAATACAAATTTTAATGGACTTATTGGAAATTAATAAGGCTCAGGCAACTGATATTGTAGGTAGATATCTCAAAAGCGTTAAGGATATTCATGCTTTCTTAGATTTTTATTTCGAAACTTTAGAAAGAGAGAATATCGTAGGGACAACCTATGAGAAATTAAGAAGAGTTTGCAAAAGAGCTGAAATCGAGTTTAAAAAGCGTTTTGAAGACAAAGAAATTTTTTTAGAATGGTTAAAAAATAAATATAAAAATAGTCCATTTTTTAGATTGCTTGAAAGTGATTTTAAATACTCATATGTTTGTTGTGATGGACAGGGCAACCTTTTTAAACGATTAGCAAAATCAATTAATATGTTGGTTTGTCTAAATAATTTTGGAGAATTAACCTACGAAGATGGAGAAATGCTAAAAAATAACGAATTTAAACACGCTTTAATAGATTTTATATTTAAAAATCAAGAGCGCATAGGAAAAGATATATATATAAATACTTCTTATAAGATAAAAGGATATACATCTTTAAGCCATGAAGAAGAATATAATAACTTTAAGAAGGTGCAGAAAAAAATTTTTAAGGAGAATCAAGAAGAATTTCAAAAGAAAGTAAAAGTCAAAATGGCTTTTAAAAATATAAGCTAAATTTAAGAAAGCCTGAAATGGAAAAGTATATTTTAAAAATTGATTTAAAAAGCAATCCAGTACCTTATAAAAGAACCACGCAAAGATCTAAATTTGCATGTAAAGATTATCTTAAATATTTAGATTTTAAAAAACTCTTGCAAATGGAGTTTAGAAGACAAAATAATATTAGCTGTTTTCAAGCCTTTGATAAGCAAAAGAAATATGAGTTTTCTTTAAAAATAGGATTTAACAGCAAAAGGCATGGCGATGGGGACAATATCGTAAAATGCGTGTTAGATGCGTTATTTGAAAACGATAAGAATGTTTTAAAAGGCGATTATGAGATTATTAGTTTTAAAAAATCTTTTTTAGACTTAGAAATCAAAGAATTTAATTTTAAAGAAGGGGTGGCTTGATGGCTAGAATGATGACAAATGGCAAAAGTATGACAAAAGAAGAACTTGTATCAAAGATAGAAAACTACTTTAGTGAAAAAACTGTTTTAAAAGAAACTAAAGAAAGTGTTATTTTTGCACCTAAAACAAAAGTGGGATTAGCTGTGCATTTAGGGATTTCAATGCAAACTTTAAATGAGTGGGAAAAAGATAAAGATTTTGGCGAAATAGTAGCAAATGCAAAACAAAGGTGTGAAATGGATATTTTAAACCATTCCTTAATCGGTACTTATACTCCTAGCGTTAGTATGTTCTTGCTAAAAATCAGCACGGTTATGTAGACAAACAAGAAGTAGTCAGCGATAATGTTCAAAAAATAGAAATTATAAGAAGTGAAATCAAATGAAATTAAAGCTTGACTTTTCTTACACTCCTGCACAACTTAAAGTTTTTGATGATAAAAATCCACGCTTTATAACTGTAGCAAAGGGCAGAAGACTTGGTTTTACAAGGGGAAGTGCTAAGTTTGTTATCGAAAACTTGCTTTTAGGACAAAATGTTTTATGGGTGGATACCATACAAGCAAATTTACAAAATTATTACGAGTTATATTTTACACCTGAGTTAAAAAACTTGCCAAAAGATTTTTATTCTTGGAGTGTACAAGATAAGAAATTAATCATTAACGGAGCGGTACTTCATATGAGAAGTGCTGAAAGAAGTGAAAATATCGAAGGTTTTGGATATGACCTTGTTATTTTAAACGAAGCAGGAATTATTTTAAAAGGCAGCAAAGGAGAATATCTTTGGTATAACGCCATACGCCCTATGTTGCTTGATAATCCTAAATCAAGAGCGATTATCGGTGGAGTTCCTAAAGGAAAAAATCTATTTTATGAACTTTGCAGAAAAGAACTCAGCGATAAAAATTGGAAACATTTTCAATTCTCAAGTTATGATAATCCATTTTTAAAAGAAGAGCAAATTAAAGAATTAATTGAAGAAGTGGGTGGCGAAGATAGCGAAGTAGTCAAACAAGAAATTTATGGAGAGTTTATAGATAGCGGGGGTGCGGAGCTTTTTGCATTAACTGAAATTGAAAATGCGATGAGCAAGAACTCTTTTAGTATTGAAAAAATGCAAGGTGAGAATATTTGGGGGCTTGATGTAGCAAGATATGGAGATGATAAAAGTGTTTTAGCAAAAAGAAAAGGTTTTGTAGTTGATGAAATAAAAAAATACTCACAACTTGGAACTATAGAATTAGCAAACAAAATACTAGCCGAATACAATCAAAGCGAAGACAAACCAAAAGGTATTTTCATAGATACTTGCGGTCTTGGCGTTGGCGTGTATGATGTCTTGTTAAATTATGGCTTGCCCGTATTTGAGGCAAATTCTGCAAATTCTGCAACTAGCAATGAATACTTAAATAAAAGAGCGCAGATGTATTTCACCTTTGCGAAAAATTTAAAACACATGGAGATTATTAAAGATGAAGAATTAAAAAAAGATATGAGAATGATTGAATATGAGTATAGCGATAAAGGGTTGTTAAAGATAGTTTCAAAAGAACAATTAAAAAAGAACTATGGCAAAAGTCCTGATGTTAGCGATGCGGTGGCTCTAACTTTTTTTGAAAAACTATACAGCAGAAACAATACTAATGAAGATTGGAGCTATGATGGCTGGTGAATTTTTAATGATTTATGATGCAATCGATGTAAACAAAATAAAAAAGCTTTCAAATTTAAGCGATGAGGCTATAAAGTCAAGTCTTGCAAATGAATTTTTAGAGCTTGTATCAGGATTTAATAATATTTCTAAAAAGAAATTTAAAAGAGAATTTGCGGAGTTTTTATTTGAAAAAGGAGTGAATGAAAAAGATATTTTAAAAATAACAAATTTAAGCAAAACAACAATATGGAGAATTATGAATGAAAACAAAAAGAACTAATGATGAGAGAGTATCGTTTTTAACACAACTCATTAGCGAAAGTAAAAGTGGATATGAAAATTACAAACCACACTTTAAAGAATTGCAAGATGCTTATTTGCTTGAAAATAAGGTAATGCAAAAATTGAGAAAAAGAAATAAATCAAGTATCTACATACCAAAAATAAACTCTAAGGTAAAATACCTAATCACTAGCCTAAACGAAGTTTATTTTAATAGCGAAAGAATGGCAGATATTGAAACTTACATTAATAGCGATGATACGATTATAGAGCTATGGCAGAATGCCATAGATTTTTATAGCGGTAAAATCAATATGTTTAAGATTTTTCAACCGCTTTTCTTAGATGTTTTACTTGTGGGAACAAGTATAGCTAAGGTTACTTGGCATAAAGGAATGCCACGCATTGAAAGAGTAGATATTGATAGTATATTCTTTGACCCAAATGCACTAAATAGCGAAGATATAGGCTATATAGTCAATGAAATTTATCTAACTTATAATCAAATCCATGAAAGACAAAAGCTAGGGTTTTATAAAAAAATAGAAATTGAAAAGCTTTTTGATGAAGATGATGAATATAAAAAAGTGAAGCTTTATGATATTTATGAAAGAAAAAACGATGATGAGTGGGTGGTTTCTACCTTATTTGAAAATAATTTACTTAGAAATGAAGTTACTTTGCAAGATGGACAGCCTTTTATCTGGGGTTCAATGCTACCACAACTTAAAAAGATAGATAATGAAAACTATGTAAGTGCTTATGGCGAGCCTATAATGGCTTCAGCTATGCCTTTGCAAGATGAAATTAACATCACAAGAAATCTTTTAATCGATGCTGTAAGATCTCATATTATGCCAAAAATAATAGTACCAAAATCAATGGGAATAAGCAGAGAAGATATAGAAACCCTAGGAAAGCCTATATATACAGATGACCCCAAAGGAATTCAAATACTGCCTCCTCCAAATATAAATAGTTCTGGAATAAATTTGCAATTATTAGAAAGTGAGCTAACAGAGGTAACAGGAATTAGTCCACAAAACAATGGAGCTCAAACTGCACAAAATGAAACAGCAACAGAAATAAGCATAAAAGCACAAGAAGGTGGAAGAAGAAGTGCTGACTACATAAGACAGTATAACGAAACCTTTATAGAGCCTTTATTTGATAGGTTTGCAATGCTTGTTTTTAAGTATGGAGAAGATAGTTTTTTTAATGGTTTTCAAAGAGAGGATATTCCTAGTTTTAGATTTAAAATCCAAACAGGCACAGGAGCCATGAATAAAGAAGTTAGACGTGCAGGAATTCAAGCTAGTATGCAAGTTTTTTCTGGGTTATATCAAATGTATATGAGTATAGGCGATGCAAATTCTGCTTATGGGATTATAAATGCTAGTAAAGAACTTACTAAAGAATTATTACCAATTTTAGGTGTAAAGAATGTAAATAGTTTATTTGCTTTTGAAAATAATGAAGATATTAATCTGCAAATGTAAGGAGAAACTAATGCTTAATATTGAAATAAAAAGTGATATATCTAAAACCAAAGGAGGAAAGAATTTAATCGAATTTATAAAAGCAAAATATAGCGAATGTTTTTATATAGCTAAAAATAACAACGAAAAAGAAGTGAGGTTAAAAGCTTTAGATACTATGGCTTTTTTAGACATAATAATCAATAAAATAAAGGATGAAGAAGATGGAAAATGATGCTTTAAAAGATTTAATAAATGTCATAACAGATGATGATAAAGGACAAGTTGCTAATAATGGCGATGAACCTACGCAAGTAGAAGATAATGAATCTATGCAGGTTGCTAATGAGAACGAGCCTGATTATAAGGCGATGTTTGAAGCTTATAAAAGTGAAAATGACAACAAATTAAATGCTTTAATGAGTGAGCTTGAAGCTTTAAAAAATCCAAAGAAAGAACCAAGCGAACAAGAATTACAAAGAGAGCAGTATTTAAAAGAATTAGGACTTGATGGACTTGATGAGAAATTAAAAAGGCTTGAAGAGCTTGATAAAAAGCAAAAAGACAAAGAAGAGCAAGATGCACTAATCGCTAAATACGCACAAGTAGAAAGCGAGTTAAGAAAAGCCTATCCTGATGCGGATTTAAAGGCTATGGCAGAACTTGCAACAAAATTAAATGGTTTAGGCGAAGGTAATATTGACAGCTGGAAAACCTTGCTTAATTTGGTCGGAAAATCAAATAATGCCAAAAAAGCTGAAGATTTATCAAGTGCAAATAATAATGTAAGAACTAGTGATTTTAACGATAAGTTAAAAAAAGGCGAAGTTAGCGAGATAGATCTAGGCAAAGAATTATTAAGTTTAGTATAAAGGAGAAATCATGGATTTTATAACAGCTTTAAAAGGTGGTACAGGACTAGGCTCTAGCTTTGCAGATACTTTGATGAAAACAAGCAATTTTACTCCAAATTTAGCAAGTAGCAGTGGTGGTTTTTTGAATGGATTAAAAAATTCTTTTAGTAATTTTGGAGATTGGTTATTTAAAAGTAGCGATACAAACAAAGTAACTAATTTTGATAGATTAGGAAATGTTTTAGGCGGTGCCGGCGCTTTATATGGTGCTTATAATCAGCAAAAAATGGCAAAGAAAAATTTTGATTTACAAAAAGATGCTTATAACTTCAATAAGTATCTAGCCAATGAAGAGTTAAACAGAAGAAAGAATATGGAAAATAAACTTCAAAATGTTTGGAGTAATTAAATAGATTTGGATTTAAGGAAGCCAAAGGGAAATTATAGCTCCCCTTAAAAAAGGGGAAATCAAGTATTAATAAGCCTTGACTATAATTATACAAAGTAGTATAATTATAACTATAATTTTGGTTAGCAATTTAATCACCTCCCAACTGGGCGGTAAATTAACGCTAAAGGGCGGCAACCCTTTGGCGTTGCACCCTTTTAAAATTATACACAAACTTCCTTAAATCCTTTATTTTAAAAGAAAGAATAAAGGAAACAAAATGGCATTTTATAACCCACAAAGAGTAGTATTTAATCCTGATACAGGCGTTATACAAAACGCAGGAAAAGTCGGTGGTGTCTTATATGACATCATGAGCAAAAGTTTTGATGATAAAGTTAAAGCTAATGAGTTTCAGCAAGAGCAAGATTTAAGAAAGCAACAAATGGAATTTAATCAGGCTATGCAAAATAATCAGCTTTTGCAAAATGAGAGAAACTTTGATTATCAAAAAGAAAGAGCAAATATAGCAGATCAGCAATGGCAAATGAATTATAATCAAAGAGCTAGACAATATGCCATGCAAAATGCTTTAAGACAGCAAGCAATAAATGCAAGACAGCAAAAAGATGAAATTTTAGCAGGCCAAGCAATACTTAATCTACCAAGCTATACAAAGTCAAATCCTGAGATGAGAGCAATACAAGAAAGATTTAATACCATAAAAAAAGGTGGTGGTGATTCTTATTATGATGGGCAAGGTCTTTTGGGTGGAACATGGCAAAACATAAAAGGACTTTTTGGGGGAGATAATATAAATGATGCTCAAGATAGTTTATTTAAGCTTGTAAGCGATAGTATTTATAATGAAAAGGTTAGAAGAGACACAAGCTATAATAGAACAAGGCATGATGAAATTTACAAAGAGCCTTCAGCTTGGAAAGCTCAAACCATAAATGCTAAAGAATATGAAAAAGCAATAAGGGATTATATAGCTACTAGCGAAGCTAATATTAATGCTTATTATGATAAGCAAATGGCAAATATTTCTAATTTAAAAAATCCATACATCAATAATCTTTATGAAGAGCAAAGACAAGAAGATTTAAAACATTTTAGAGAGGGATTAGCAAAGGATCTTGGGTCTTATTACATTAAAGATGAAAAATACTCAAAACCTAGTAAAAATGCAGTAATTATAGATAATTCAACAACTAATCAAAATACTCCAAAATTACATAGCGTTAGTTTTAATGGAATTAATGCTCAAATATCAGAACCTGATGCTAATGGTAATGTAATATTGGTCAATCAGGCGGGTAAAAAAAATGCAAGTTAGTGTAGAAGAATTAAAAAAACAAGGATTGATAAAATGAATATAAGAGAATTTTTATTAGAAAAACCGCAAGAAAATAACATTATTTCTTTTTTGCAAGATGAAGTAAGTCAAAATGAAAGTCAAAATACAAATGAATATTTAGCAAGTTTAAAAAATGAAGCAATCAATGATTTTTATAAGAATAAAGACAAATATGCTAAAGAATATGAAAAACACAATATTAAAGACCAAAATTTAACAAATCCACTAGGATATATTGGCGAATACAAAAGAGATTTGTATGATTACAATAAAAATCCTTCTATGAATGCTGATGATTTGAGTGATTATATTTTAGATAAGCAGTCTAAATTTAATGCCTCTAAACCTATTTTTACAGATAATAATGAAGTAGCAAGAAAAAATAATCAATTTATGAGAGATTTAGGCGATGAGCTACAAAAATCAGGGCGCGGAAAATTATTACAAGATGATGATGGATCTTATTGGGTGCAAGATAATAACGGAAATTATTCTAAAGTGCAAGGTAGCACAATGGGTGATTTATATCGCGGAATAAGAGATAATGGTGCTAGTGTAGCTCTAGGAACAGCAGGTGCAATTGGTGGTAGCATGCTAGGTGGCGGAGTTGGTATGGTTGCAGGTGGTGCATTAGGTGCATCTTTGGGAGCAGGATACGATTACTACGGAAATACAAAAGATACAAATCAAGATGCAAATTTAAAAGAAGCTCTTATACTTATGGGTGAAAATGCGGGACTTTCTTTAATAGGTGATGCAGCTTTTGCAGGAGTTGTCAAAGGAGCAAGAGGTTTAAAAAATACCTATAATATGGCAAAAACAGGAGCACAAGCCGGTAAAGATATGATAGATGGCATGGCGGTAAAAGGTGGTAATTTAGGTAATAGGGTTATAGATAAAATCACCCAAAAAGATATTCCTATGATAGGAAAATTTACAGATGGTGGTTTGCAAAATGCAGAAACAATTTTTAATAATCTTACAAAAAATGTAGAGAATAAAAAACAAATAGATGAACTTATAGCAAAAGAAAATCCAACATACTTAGAAAATGGAAAGCCTACAATAGAAATATTAAAAAACATTGTCGAGCAAGGACTTAACAAGAATAATCCACAATTTATACAAGATAGCGCTAAAAGAACAAGTGTTATTTTAAAAAATATTTCAAATGCTTTACAAGGAGTTCCAACTACTCAAAGAAGAGAAATATTATTAAAATCAGCTCAAGCTTATCCCGAAATAGGAAGTTTTTTAGATGATGTTTTGAAGGCTGATAAGGATGCTAGTATTTCTTTTTTAAATATAATTAAAGAACAAGATGAAGTATTTAAAAATAAAACAGGTTTAAATGGTGAGTTTGATGTTAAGGCTTGGCAAAAAGATAATAGCTCTTATAAAAAAAGAATTAATAATGAATATGCTCAAGCTATAAAAAGTATAGATGAGCTTAACAACGGCTCAATAAGGTTAAGCAAAGAAGATTTAGCAAAGATTGAAGAGTTTAAAAATAACAATTTTTTAGAGCAAGATATAAAAACAAATATTAGTAGCTTTCTAGAAGATACTATTGATAAAGACTTAAGTGCTGAGCAAATATTTAACTTAAGAAGTGCTATAAATAAGCAATTAGCCACAGGAAATAAGACATATAATACTAAAGAAGCTTATAGGCTAGTAAAAGATACTTTAGATGAAACTATGATAAAAAATGCAAGTGATAAAGAACTAGCAAAGAAGATTTTAGAAGATGCTAATAAAAACTATGCGTTAAAAGAAAATTTTAATAATAGTTATCTAGGAAAAATCAAAGACCAAGAAACACCCGAAGCACTCGCGCAAAGAATAGCTAATGGTGCTAGAAATATCAATGAAGACAAAGATTTAAAAAGAGCTTTTGAAGGTATGAATGAAGCAGAGCGAAAAGCAAATGAAAAACATGCTTTTAATGCATTACTAGCAAAACATAGAATTGAAGATATAGGATATGATTTTAAGAACCTAGCAAAAGATATGGATAATGTAGAATTTGTAAGTAAAGATTTAAAATATGCAAAAGAAGTAGTAAATGTTTATGCAAAAATTTATCAAAACAATAAAGACTTAATAATGACGGCTTTAGCTAGTAGTGGCAAAAAAACAAATTCTTCAATAGCCACAACAATAAGCGGTGTTTTTGATAGAATATTAATAAGTGGTGTTTTTGCTAGAATACATGCTTTAGTTCCTTTTATGAAAAGTGCTAAAGAGCAAGCGTTAAGAAATCAAATATTAGATGCATTAAAACTTGCTAAAACCAATAAAGAAGTTATATCTAATCTTAAAAACATAAAAATAGCGGATAAAGAACAAAGTAGAATTTTTAAAGATGCTTTAGATAATTATATTAAAGTAGACAAAGAACAAAATAAGATATTAAAAGATGCACTAATAAAAGAAGGTGTCATTAAAGGCGACAACTTCTTCATGGATAAAGCTGATCCGAGCAAAGTAAAGAGTGATTTAAATGTAAAAATAAGCGTTTCTCCAAATGTTAGAAATTTAGCAAAGCTTACAAATGATGAGATTATAGCCGACTTAGAATATTTAGCCAATAAACATAAAGAGATGTTTAAAAAGCCTAGTGATGTGTTTAAACTTATAAAAGAAATTAAAGAAAATCCTACATTTTTTTATAAAAATAATAGAATGGATATAGCTTTAATAGCAAAAAGATTAAATGATAATAAATTAGGAAAACTTGGTGTAAATAAAGATACTGGAGAAGTTAGACATATAACAAAAGTTAAAGAAAAAGATTTAGCGAGACTTGAAAAAGTTAGCAAGAAAAACACTAAAGAAAATGTTGGCATTATCCAAACTTTCATCCAACCAGGTAGCAAAAATGAAAATTCATTGAATGGGCTACCAAAAAATCCTTTGGTAGAGTCGCCATACTCTACACAGCCCGTATTGTCAAAAGACGCAGAGCCAACGGCGAATGGTGCTAATGCACTTTCAAAGGGTAATAATCCTAATTCTACCCAAGCTAAGCCTAAAAAAAACTTAATGGAAGATATAAAAGAAAATATTGAGGCTAAAGAAGTAGAGAAAAAGAATAAAAAAAGCGTAAAGCAAAAACTTGATGAAAAAATACAAAATGATAAAAAAGCTAGTGAAGATATTCTAAAAAGATATGATAATTTTCTAAAAGAGAATAAAGATTATAATTTTGATTTTTTAGATAATATGAATTTAAATACTGTTGAATACAACTTAACTAGACAGATGATAATCAATGCCAAAGAAAGCACAAATAAAGGTGTAAAAAAAGATATTCCAAGTGCTTTAAGGGGTAAAATCGAACAAGAATTAAACATACAACCTTTAAAAGAATTTGGCGAAAATTATGCAGAATATTATCACGATGGAAAAGGTGCTTTACAAAAACTACTCATTGAAAAACAAGGACAGGTATCTGGGGCTTTTCATAGAAAAGATTTAGGGGATATTGATTTGGTTTGGGGAGAGGTAACAGATAAGATAAAACATAAAGGTTATGGTTTAGCTCATATTATCGATAAGCATCCTGAGTTGGACTTGAAATTAATTAGCGATATTGTCGATAAGGGGAAATTAAATAACCAAAACAACATAAGATATAGAATAGAATATAAAAATTATATTATAGGTTTAAGCAGTGAATATAAAGGAAATAAAAGAACTTTTATAATTACAGCTTTTGAAAGATACAAAGGATAAAAACAACACTTTCACCGATTGTTTTTTTGCGGTTAGCTCGGACAATTTACTAACCAACCTTTTATCAATTATAGCATAAATTCATGTAATTATTTTTTAAAATATAAAAGATAATTGGAAGGGAGATAATAGGATTGTGACTGCATATAATTTTTATTAATATTATCGCCCCTAGCTCAGCCGATACGCACTAAAGCTAGGCTTAATACTGACACTTTAAGCGTGAGTAGTGTCAATGGCGATTATTAATTATAGCATAAATTCATGTAATATTTTAATTAAGCATGATAAAAAGTGGATAGTAACTGCTTTTGAAAAGAAATAGAAAATCACTAAGACAGCATACACTAGTAATTTTACAAAAAAGGATGATTGCCTCCCTTTTAACTATTTTATTAATTGTAGTATAAATCCTGATATTTTTAAACCAATGTAAAAAGAATGGCAACTCGGCTATCTTATTTAGTTTAAAGTTAATTTAACATCCAAGCATTCCAATCTTTTGGTTGTTGAATTTTTAAATTGTCCTAATTGCGATAATATTAAATTAATATCATCTATTTTCAATGAACAAATTTCTGATAAAAAATATTCAACACTTTCTTTATTTTCTTGTTCGGATAGCAAAACAATATTATCCCAATAATATAAAATAAAACTACAGAAAAAATCTTGTATTACCTTTATATCTTGTCTATCTTTACGCTGTACAAAATCATCAATTCGTGTAGTGTAATATGCGAAATCATAGCTTTTAATACACTGCATTTTTAATTTCCTCTTCAGCCTTTAAAACACCTTTGGCGTATTCTATAATATCTATTTCCTTGCCCTTATAAGCTCCAAATATTTTTACGAAATCAGGATTTAATTTTTTCTCTATTGCACTTTTTAAAGCTACTGATGCATAATGTACCTTGGCATCAAAATCTTTTAATTCACTTCCTTTTTTTTCCATTCTTTCTTTTGATACGCTTATAATTTTATTAAGAATTTTTATTTCTTTTTTAAACTTTTTAATTTCATCTAGTTTTGTAATTCCATGTTTATAGCACATAAAAGAATTAAAATTAAATTTCATATCAGAATACAAACTATCACAAATTTGTTTATAAAAATCAGTGCGATTTATTATTGTTTTTTGTATCGTTTTTGCATCATTAAAACCTACATACTGTGAACTTAAAGCTTTTATTGGCATTAATGCCATACTGCAAACTATTGATAAGCTAGTTATAGTTTTTTTGATACTCATAATTAAGATAACCTTTTGTTTGTCAATAATTTTTATTTATAGATCATAATAAAAATTATACTACAGCTATAATAAAAATTATTTTATATTGTAGATAAATTAATATAAAACTTTTTTATATTATTAATCATTTTAATGATATTTACGCTTTTTGTGTCAATAATTCAATACTATTTTTTATAATAAATATCTAAATCATTTCAAAACACACTATATTTGAAATAGTCATTTTTGGAAAAATCCTTAAAACTAAACTAAGGAGAATTCAAAAATGGCTTTACCTTCAATGGGACATACAGCACCCGCAACAGAAAATGTTAAGTTAAAACAATCAATATACGAAACGATTATTAAAATTGGAGCTACTGAAACACCAATTTTAAATAAAATAGGCACTTCAAAGGTTACAAATCCTTTAACCCATAGTTGGCTTACAGACACTTTTGAAGAACCAAAAAAGAACGCAAATTTGGAATTGAGCAAATTTGTAGGGGAAACAAAAAACACAGCTCAAAAAACTACAAATGCTACTCAAATATTCATTACCGAAGCCATGGTATCAAAAGCTTTGTTAAAAGCAAATCAATATGGTGGCAATGAAATGGAGTATCAAATAGGCAAAAAAACCAAAGAACATAAAATGGATATGGAATATGCTTTATTTGGTCTAGGCAGAGATAGTGATGTAAAAAAATCAGTTTTCAAAGATTATGTTCAAGCACAAGAAGCAACAAGTGGAGAAATGGCTGGACTTTTTCATTATATCGCTAAAGGAAAAGATAGCTTTGCTGATGGAAAGCGTGGAAATGTATTAGCTTTTGATGAAACAGGAGATTGGAGCGGAACTGCAACAGAACTAACAGAAGATAAACTTAATCAAATTTTGCAAACCATTTGGAATAGCGGAGTTACGCCTAAGGATGTCTTTTTAGGAGCTGACTTAAAAGGAGCTATCAATAAATTTGCTACAAGAATTTTAGGCAATGAAACAAAACTAGCAGGACAAGTAGTAAGCCTTGAAACAGATTTTGGAACGGTAAATTTCCATATGCATAGATTATTAAGCCCTAAATATGGTTTGGGTGATGTTTTAATTGCTGGGGATTTTGAGTATATGAAACATGGGCTTTATATTCCTACTATGATTGAAGATGTTCCAACTGATATTACTGCAAAAGCAAAAAGATTTTATACACAAAGCACTTTAGAAGTAAGAAATGCTGATGCTTTTGCTATAGGAGTGGGATTAACTAGTGGAAATAATGCAAAGGCTAAAGCGGTTTTAAAAGCAGCAAAAGGTGCATAATGCTTTGTGCTACGGCTAAAAAACTCATTATCGCTAAAGTTAAAAATTCTTACAAAATGATAGAAGATGATGAAGTTTTGAAAGCCTATTTTATGGAAGCATTTTATTATATTTTATCAAAATGTGTTCCTAGTGTTCTTTTAAAAAATGTAGAACAAGGCGAAAAAGTTTTCAGGCAAGTTAGAAATAATCATTTTTTGATTATTCCTGATGAGCCTGATTTTGACAATGAAAAAGAACATTTAATGATAGATGAAACACTTAGTTTTGCTGTGATTAATTATGTTTGTTATTTGATTACAAGATGCGAAGAAAAAGACTTTCTGGCATTATGTGACAAGATAATTAATGAGTATATAGCTAACGATGGCAAGGAGCTTGATGATGAAAGAACATGGTTGTGAGTGTAATTTTACAAATAAATTTAATCGAGCTTTGAGTTATAAAGACTATGCTCAAAGTATAAATAGTGCTGATTTTATAGCTTATTTAGATGATAAAAAATGGCTTTTAGCCATGGATGATCTGCTTTTCTTTTGTGAAAAGAGAATCAAAGATAGTGATTATTATGAAGGTTAAAAATGGGAACAAGCTTAAATGAGTTAAAAACAGGTAGAGAAAAACTTGAGATTATAAATCAAGTTTTGGCAAGAATTTCAAATGTTGCTACTGCTTTGGATAATACCAGAATAGAAGAAATTGTAGGACTAAAAGAACAAGTTAATAATTTTTATAATCAAATTTTAGAGCTTAAAAATTTAGTTGTAAAAAATAGCGAGCTTACTCAAAGCAATACTGATTTTACTAAAAACAAAAGAAATGAAATTGAAAAAATAAGCAATGAAATAAAAAATACTTTAAATAATATAGAAGAAATCTACAACAACATTATAGAATCAGAAAAAGATATAAGCAATGGAGTTAATTTTGTTAAAGACAAATATCCTGAACTTAATGAGTTTAATAAAAATTTTGAAATTATAAAAATAAAACTTGAAGAATATTACAACATAGCTGTTGATTTTAATGCAGGTCTTAAAAAAATAGAGGAAAACAAAAATCTTACCAAATCCTATTTAGATTTATCCATAGAACTTAAGCAACAAATCTTACAAGAATTAGAACACGCACAAAGTATTAAAGAAGATTTGCATTCTAATATAGAGCTTGTAAATAAACTTGTTTCAAATATCGTGGCAACAAAAAATGAGATTATATCTATAACCAATAATTTTAAAAATGTAAAATCAGAAGTTCAAAATATAGTTAATGATGCTGAAGCAACAATAAAGCTTAAAATAAACACTATTCTTTTTGAAAATCAAAGATTAAATCAAAATATGATTGATTTATTAAAGCGTTGCGAAAATTTAGAAGATGAAATAGTAGGAAAATATGAAGATATTTTAAAAATAGAAGATCTTATAAACTCATCAACTGGAATTATAAATGATTTGAGAGAAGCAGTAAAACAAAGCGAACAAATAAGCGAAGATATGAGAAGTTTTACAGCTATCATCAAAGACTTTAAAACAGAAATTTCTAATCTAAAAGCAGATTTAGAAAGCTATGGCGAAAGATTAAAAGGGCAACTTGATTTAAAATTAGCACAAGCAAACTCAAGTGTAGATGCTAAGATTTCAAGCATTGAGACTCTAAAAAATCAAATTGAAGCATATGTAGAAGCTAATAAAAATACCGTAGATGTGGCTTTAGCTAACTTTATAGAAAGATCTAAAATAGCTAATGAAGATTTAGGAAGATTGGCTGAAGTAGCAAGAACAGAACTCGCTAATGATAAAACAGCTATTGAAAGCTATTTGCTAGAACTTAAAAAAAGTATCGTTGATGAAATGAAAGAAGTGTCAAATAGCGTTACAGATGAAACAAGTGGAATATTAGCTCAAAAAAACCAAATAGAGCTTATCATGGCACAAGGAAAATCAGATTTAGATACTTTAATCAACAACTTTAACTCAAATTATCAAAACAAACTTAACGAATTTAATTCTAATACTAATGAGAAATTAGCTTCTATTAATTCACTCAGTGAAGAAAGTATAACAAATATACAAAATAAAACAGATGAAAATATAAGCAGATTAGATACAGCCAGCGAAGAAAAACTAGCTAAATTTGATGAAATTATAAAAGATAATTTGGGTGGAATTTATTCTCACATTTTTTCAATCGAAAATGTTTTATTTGATAAAAAAATAATTAAATTAAGTTATAAGGAGTAAAGAATGGCGGACTTAGAGCAAGTTGTAAATGATTTAAATTTGGCATCACAAAGCTTACAAGAGTTAAGAGAAAAATATGATGGTGCTTTAGATTTACTAGATAATAAAAATACACAAATAACAGGTGCGCTAGATAGTGCAAAATCTGATGCGCTACAAGAAATACAAACTATAAGCGATACAGCTACAAGTCAAATTTCGCAGTTAAAAGACACATCCTTAAATTTGGTCAACGAAGCTAAAAATACAGCTACAACTGAAATATCAAATAAAAAGGAAGAGCATAAACAAGAGTTAGAAACTAAGAAGAATGAATATATTAATGAAATTGATGCAAAAGCTAATGAGTATGATATTGCCAATATTAATGCGCAAGTTCAAGCTATGGATACCAAAATAACCGAGCAGATCAATGGTGCAAAAACGGAATTAAATTCGAAAATAGACAATAAGGTAACAAAAACTGGAAATGAAACCATAGCAGGCGTTAAGACATTCTCTAGTTCAATAGTAATACCAAATGCAACTGCCAATAACCATGCGACAAATTTAGGTCAATTAAATGGAAAAGTTGCAAAAACTGGAAATGAAACCATAGCAGGTGTAAAAACATTCTCAGTACCACCTGTATCAGCAACTAATCCTACTGCTAACAATCAAGTAGCAAACAAATCATATGTAGATACAGTCGGAAATAGCAAAGTTGCATTAAGCGGAAATCAAACTATAGCAGGCGTTAAGACATTTTCAGCAGCGCCTGTGTGTAGTGCTAATCCCACAGAAGATGCACAATTGGCAAGAAAATGGTATGTGGATTATGGCGGCGGAATTAAGAACTTAGGAAATCAAACAGCACCAAAAATAGATTTAAGACAAGCTCAGCATTTTATCTTAACAATGACAGCCAGAGGAGCTATTGGTATAGCAAATTGGGGTGGAGCAGGTAAAAGTGGAACTATCACTGTCAATAATGCTCAAAATATCACTGCTTTTTCGGCACCTTTTAAATTTAGAGTAGCTCAAAGTGGATTTAGTGGCACTGAAACTTTTGCTTATTTTTGCATAGCTTCAAGCAATGTTTTAATAACTAGGACTTAAGATGACTAGCGTACTATTATCACAAAGCCTTCATGCGATAAGCATAGGTGGAAAAGATGAGTTTTTTGCAAATAAGGATTTATCCATTCCTGTAATAAACACAAATAAAGCTTTAAACGCTAGTAAAAAATATTATTTAATTTTTGAATGTGAATTTGTTAAAAGTTTTAGCTATAAATCAGCCACTCAAGGAAGGGGAATATTTGTAGATGATAAGCTTTTCACGACAGTTGTGTCAACCAGAAGCGGAACCAAAGGACAAAAAATTACATATCAAGGATGGGTAAAAGGAAGCAAAATAAAACATGTTAATCTTGATGCAAGCTGGACTCATTCTCCAGCCTCACAAAATCATATAAAAACCACTAAATTTGAACTTTATTACAACTAAAGGAGAATAAATATGTTTTACGATATTGAAAATCAGACTTTGAAATATGACAATATTTTTTACAAAAATGTCAAGTTGCAAACTCAAGAAGGTGAAATTGATGCACAGGATACTTATTTCTTAAGTGCTTGCGATGATGGGCTTTTAAAAGAGCTCGGTTTTGCTAAAGTTAAAGAAGAAGAAGCGCCAAGCTTTAATGAAAAAACACAGAAGCTTAACCAAGTTCAAAATTACGATGAAAAAAGTAATCTTTATATTATTTCTTACGAGATTAAAGAAAAAACCTTAGAAGAGTTAAAAGAATTAAAATTAGAAGAGTTAAAAGCAATAAAAGAAGAAAAGCTTTTATTTATGCCTTTTAAAAATACTACATTTCAAATTGATACTGAAGCAAAAATTAATATCAGCGGAAAAGTTAGCGAGATAATGTTAGCAAATCTCAATAACACTCCTTTAGAGAACATTTCTTGGATTGACAAAGATAACAGAATCGTCACATTTAGCAAAGATGAATTTTTAGAATTTGGGGTTAATATTGCTAAATATACGGAAAGTATTATTTTTAAAAATGATGAACTAAGAAATAAAGTGAAAAATGCCACATCTTTAGAAGAATTAAATTTAATTACTTGGGAGAATGAATGAGTGCTGAAAATATAATAAAAGAAGGTGCCATACTTGGCTCTTTAAGCGGATCAGCATTGTTAGGATTAATGGTTTTTGTCTTAGCTGGGATTGCATGGCATTTATATAAAACTTTACATAAAGAAGCTGGGGAAAAAACAAAAGAACTTATAAGTGAAACCAAAAATACTAATGTTCTTATTAGAGAACAAATTGCAGTATCCAGAGCAAGCAATGATAGCTTAATCAAATTTATACAAACGCATTGCTCTAAAACTAACGATAAGCTAGAAGCTATAGAAACAGATCTTATGCGAATGGATGAAAGGCTTGTTAAGCTTACTCAAATAAGAAATGATGAGTTAAGAATGATTTATAAAAGAAAGGAAAACGAATGAAAATTGCATTTTATAAAGTTAAAGAAAATGACAAATCTACTTTTCTTGATAAAGCAATAGCTTTTTTTACTTCATCTTGGAAAGAAAGATTAAATGGAGATTTTTTAAATTCCTATTCTCACTGTGAAATAATCTTAGACAATTTAATGATTAGCTCAAGTCCTAGAGATAAAGGAGTAAGAATAAAAGAATTTAAAGACACTGGCAGATGGGATTTTATAGAAATCAATGATATAAATGAGACAAAAATAAAAGAATTTCTTTACTCTCAAATAGGAAAAAAATATGATTTTTTAGGAATTTTGGGCTTTTTCACATTCACAAAAGATAGTGAAGACAAATGGTTTTGTTCTGAAATCATAATAAGAGCGTTGCAAATAGGTGGTTTGGTTAAGCTAGGAGATATGAATGCAGGAAGTTCAAGTCCTAATAGATTATATAAAAAACTAAAGGATACAAATGAAAATTAAAATCATTAGAAGATACACTGGAAAAACTTGTGTTATAGGCAAATTTAAAGTTTTTAATGATGATGATAAATTGCTATTTGAATGCTTTTCTTTAGAAGAGGATAAAGAAGGAGTTGAAAGAAACAAGGATTTGAGAATACCAGAAGGCATTTATAATTTAGAAAGACATACAGGTTCTAGCTTTAATATTAGCGGTAGGAAAACAGTAGCAGGTGTTAAAGTTTTAAAAGATGATGATTTTGTGATTAATGTCTATAATGAAGAAGTGCCACTTGATAGAAGAATTTTGATACATTGGGGAAATAGCCACGAAAACACCAAAGGTTGCATACTTCTAGGCTTAACAAAAGCAAATAATAACGAGTATATAACTTCTAGTAGGCAAGCTTGTAAAGAATTTTACGATTTAATGTATAAGAAAGACTTATCAGAAATCAAACTTGAAATCGTAAATGAGCTAGTATGAGTAAATTAATATCATTTGCTTTAAGCTTCTTTAGCGGAGACAAAAAGCTTTATATTGCTTTAGGCTTATCTTTGATTTTGTTAGGATATTTTTACTTAAGACTTGACAGCACAAAAGCTAAATTAGAAAAAAGTCAAAGTGATTTAGCTTTGGCTTTGGAGATTAACAGAAACAATGAAGCAAAGCTAAAAGAACTCACGCAAATTCACAAAGCGGAGCTAAAAGCAATCAATGAAGCAAACAATCAAAAAAATCAAGTACAAGAAAGGGTGCAATATGTTAAAGAATACATTTATAAAAGCAATGAAAATAATATTACCAAGCTTTTTAACGATGTCGTTGATAGGTTGTGGGATGCAAACTCAACAAGTAGTAACCAAAATAGAAATTCAAAAAGTTAGAATTCCGCAAGAGTTATTAACATTAAGTCCCCTTGAAAAGCCAAAAGCAAAAAATGAACTAGATATTTTAAATGCTTATTCTATGCTTTTTTACAAATACAAACAGTGTGAAATTCAGATAAGCAAAATAAAGGAGCTAAATAATGAGTGATGCAAATGTTGATTATAACAAAAGACTTGAAGTTTTTAAAGAAATTTATCCGCAAATTTTAGAAATGAGCTTAGCAGAAAAATCCCCATTTGGAGAATTTAAAAAACTTTTAGAACAATTTGGAAATGATAATATAATTAGAAACGATACACAATTCCAGAGCTTAGCACAAGCTCTAGTAAGTGTTGGACAAACCATAGTAGCACAAAGTCAAAACACTGCCTTGCAAATGATTTTAGGTGGAGATGAAAATATAGTAAATCAAGCCAATATAAATCTAACAAATGCACAAATAGAAACAGAAAAGGCAAATGCAAATTTAGTCAAAAGACAAACCGCTCAAATAGATGATGAATTAGAGCTAAAAGAGCAAAGTGTCAATATAGATAAAAGCTTAAGTATAGAAAAAGAAAAACTATTGCAAGCACAAACAGAAACAGAAAAAGCAAAGCCCGCATTAATAGCTAGACAAACTGCTCAAATAGATGATAACTTAAGAATAGAAGCTGCAAAGGTTACACAAAGTGTTCAATTTGGATATTGCACTGGTGGGCTTGATATACCGCAAGAGATTATGAGTCTTGTTAAAGAAAAAATAGAAAATATAGAAAAATTTTAATAATGCTAATAGATGAAAAAAGGCTTATGAAAAACTACACTCTTAAGCCTGCATACCCTTCAAATATAGGTAAGCTAGATACAGGGGAGGTTTATAAACAATGGTTTACTTATGCCATGATAGGCGTAAATAAATATGTTGAACTTTTACATAAACAACTCATAAGAAAAGGTAGGAGTTATAGCCAAAACGCAACACATCCTCTTTACCCAAACTCCTATATTGTAAAAAAATATAACATAAAAAGTGCATCGACAGCCCCTTATGATAAACATAGTCACGGCAATTTGGGCTTAAATCAATTTTTCGTGGGTCAAGATCCGTACAAACCCTATAAAGGAGATCCTAGCAGTAAAAATGGAATATATCATGATATTTGCGAGATAAGAACTAAATATAATTTAGGAAATATGCAATATTATTATGGTTTTCCAAACAATTTAACTCTTTTATTTGAAAAAGAAAAAGCTTGGAAATATCACGGAAAAGGATTTTTTTATATCGATGAAAAAATAAATTTTAAAGATATACTCAATAAAGCATTAGAAGGCATAAGTTATGAAATGCTTATAAACGATATCGAAGTAGTTATTTTTTGCCAAACCATCCAAAAAAATAATGAATGGATATATCCTAGTATTGATGATATTAAAATACCAAACATTAAAGTGGAAAATATTGAATTTAAACCATTATTTGGAAAGCCTTATAAAAAACCATGCGTTGATGTTGAAAAATTTTATAATGATTTTAAAGAATTAAATAAAAATATATTTAGAATCGAAAAAGTAGAAATAACCTATAAAATATATGAAAAAGCTCAAAAAACTAGAGAGAGTGATTCAGGTAAAACATACTACGCTTTAACAAGCAAAAAAGTATCTTTTTTTGAAGTATTTAACTCTATAAAAGAAATATATAAGTGCAAGTATGCACTCCCCTTGTGTTTTTACAATAGTTTTAATTTTGTTTGTTATGAAGAGCCTTATGTAGCATTTTCTTCTCTAAATAATGCAAGTTGGGGTAAAAAAGATACGAGTGTTACGCCAAGTATATATCCGCTATATAGAAAAAGTTCAAATTTGCCTTATGGGCGCAGAGATAGATGGTTTGCATTATGGGATAGTTTTTATTATCTTTATGTATACGAAAAATCAAGCAAAGGAATTTTAAGCTTTTTAGTACCTATTGTCACTATCGTTTTAGCTGTAGCTACTTGGTGGATTGGCGGGCAAGGTGCATGGATTGGTACTTTAATAGGAGTGAGCGAAACCATTGCTTCAGGAATCACACTAGGGATTAGCTTAGGTTTAGCCATAGGTTCTCTAACTGGAAATAAAACATTCTCCATTCTTAATGCTGTTTGGGGTCTTGTTAATTTTCTAGGTGCTTGGGGTGCCAATAATTGGAATTTAGCCGCTGATTTTACAAAAAATACAGCACAAATCGCACAAGAGATGACAACTTTTGAATCAACTTTAAATATTGCGGGTAATTTATTAAGCGGAGCTAGTAAGATTTTTGATGTGGTACAAAGCATTACAGCTAATACCCCTGATATGATAAATGAGCAAAAAGGTAGCGATTTAGACAACAATGAAGGCGGAAATGGGAGCGAAGCTTTGGAATTAGCAAAAGATATGATTAATCCTACAATATGGTATAATTTTGAAACCACAGATATACTAAACGAAAAAATAGAAAAAAATAGAAATCTTATTTTTGCATTCTAAAAAGTTATTGACCTATATATTGACTTTGTAAAAATATATAAAATAATTATATGTAAATATAGGCAATATCTCTATATTGTTCAAATCTCGCTAACCGCACCATTTATACCATAAGCTACTATAAATATCAGACTTATAAAATATAGATAAAATAGGCATTTGTAGCTATATAAAGCCTAAATTAAAGTTTTTTCCATTAAAATCCATTTTGAAACTTTTTTCCTAACTTTTCTCCTAACTTTTTATTTTTTATTCCAAAAAGTTAGGAAAAATCGATACAAAGAACCTATTTTAAACTACAAATGATATTTTTCAAAAAACATCCAACTATCTCTAGATGATTTTAGTAAAAACCTAAACAATAGATCTTAAAAAATTATAGATAGCTTTTTATCTTTCCTTATTTAAAGCAAAAAACCAAAAATATTTTTTACCCTCTCAAGAGTGATTAGAATACCTTTGGTTCTTTTTATCATAAAACATAGTTAAAATTATATATAATCTCAAAAACCAAAAGGAGCTTATTTTATGGAAAATAATCAAAACAAACAAGAAAAATTAGAAAGCGTTAATATAGACAAACCTATAGAGAAAAAAGAGGAGGATTTGTTCAGTAGAAATTCAGTAGCAGAACAACTAAATACAATTATTAAAAATTATAAAGAAGAAGATAGTATTACTTTTGGAATTATAGGTGATTGGGGTAGTGGAAAGACCTCTTTCGTTAATATGACTTTGGAGGATTTTAAAGATGATGAAAATTTCATTATAGTGAAATTTAATCCTTGGAATATCTCTACTAGAAAAAAACTTATCAGCGATTTTTTTACAACGCTTGCCAAAGAAATTCGTAAAGCTTCATTTCCAAAATTTAAAATTAAAAATTTAAAAAAATATATTCTCATGCAAAATTTAAATTTTTATCTGAAGTACCTAATAAACTAG